AAATAGTATTATAATGAGGCTATATGTTACAAAAATTAGGTTTTGCACCGGGGTTCAACAAACAAGTCACAGAGACCGGGGCTGAGGGACAATGGTTTGATGGCGACTTTGTTCGTTTTAGATATGGTAGTCCAGAAAAAATAGGTGGTTGGTCTCAACTAGGTGACGATAAACTTACAGGTGTTGCAAGAGCTATTCATCATTGGGATGATAATGCAGGTATTAAATTTGCTGCTATAGGCACTAGCAGTATTCTATATGTTTTTTCAGGTGGTGTTTACTATGACATACATCCTATCAGAGCTACTTTAACAGGAGCTAATTTTACAAGTAAATCAAGCTCAAAAACAGTTACAGTAACTTGTACAGGTAATCACGGTTTGTTACAAAATGATATAGTTCTGTTTGATACAGTTTCAGGACTAAGTGGTTCAACATTTACAAACGCTACGTTTGAAGATGAAAAATTTATGGTTACCTCTGTACCAACAGGTACAACATTTACAATTACAATGGCGGCTCAGGAAGCAGGGACACCTTTAAGTGGAGCAGGATCAACTTCTATTCTATGTTATTATACAGTAGGACCAGCTCAACAATTAGGTGGTTTCGGTTGGGGTACAGGTTTATTTGGTGGTACAGTTTTAGGGCCGGCAACTACGACATTAGCTTCTACTATTAATGATGCTGTAACTGCTATTCCTTTAACAGATTCGTCAGCATTTCCATCTTCAGGTACAATACAAATAGGGACTGAATTTATTTCTTTTACAAATAATAATACCACGACAAATATTTTAAGTGGGGGAGCAAGAGAAGTTAATGGTACAACTAAATCAGCACATAGTGCAGGAGTTACAATTACAAACATAACTTCATACGCAGGTTGGGGTAGTGCATCTTCTACTGACTTTACTATTGACCCAGGTTTATGGGTATTAGATAACTTTGGTACAAAATTAATTGCACTTATATATAATGATAAATGTTTTGAATGGGATGCTGCAGCTCCTAATGCCACATCAACTAGAGCAACAGTATTACCTAATGCACCAACAGCATCACGTCATGTATTAGTATCAACTCCTGACAGACACTTAGTGTTCTTTGGAACTGAAACAACTGTTGGAACACCTAGTACACAAGATGATATGTTTATAAGATTCTCTGACCAGGAAAGTATTGATCAAACTGATTCATACACAGTACGAGCTGAAAATACTGCAGGTACGCAAAGAATTGCAGATGGTTCTAAAATTATGGGAGCTATTAAAGGTAGAGATGCAATTTATGTTTGGACTGATACTGCATTGTTTTTGATGAAATTTGTAGGACAACCTTTTACTTTCTCCTTCGAACAGGTAGGAACTAACTGTGGATTGTTTGGCAAAAACGCATGTATGGAAGTAGATGGTGCTGCTTATTGGATGTCAGAAAATGGTTTCTTTACTTACGATGGTCAATTACAATCTATGCCATGTCTTGTTGAAGATTTTGTTTATGATAGTATTAACGATACCTCAAGAGATTTAATTAATTGTGGTTTAAATAATTTATTTGGGGAAATAAATTGGTTTTATCCTAGTGAAGCTTCTGATGAAGTTGATAGAGTAGTTACCTATAATTATTTAGATTCGTCAGCAAAACAGCCTATTTGGACAACAGGTACTTTAGCTAGAACCGCTTGGCAAGACTCGGCAGTGTTTAATAAACCCCATGCAACTTATTATGGTTCAAATGATGATGCTTCTTTTGATGTTACTGGTAATACACAAGGAAGTACTATATACTATAGCCAAGAAACAGGGACCGATGAAGTAAACGCAGGTAATATTTCTGTAGCAATACCAGCATTTATACTGTCTGGAGATTTTGATATTACACAAAAAAGAAGTAATACAGGACAGGCTGTAGGCACACCGGACCTTAGAGGTGATGGAGAATATATTATGAGAGTAAGTAGATTTATACCAGATTTTATAACACAGACAGGTGATACTACAATCAGTCTTATATCAAGAGCTTATCCTAACAGCGCACCAACTACTAAAAATTTTGTAATTGATTCATCTAAAACTTTTCAAAGCACAAGAATAAGAGCAAGGTCAGTTGCTTTAAAAATTTCTAATACAGCTATTAATCAAGATTGGAAACTAGGTACATTTAGATTAGATATTGCACCAGGAGGAATGAGATAATGGCTACTGATCAGGAGATAAGAGACAGAGGTATAAAATTTTTACCTCAACAAAAATATTTACAGTCACCATATCAATTTACTGAACCTGTTGCAGAAGAAAAAGTAACAGAATCATTTGGTATACCTTATACAAATTCTTTTACAAATAATGGTGGGGGTAGTTATGATTTTAATTCAAATAATTTTAATAATGCAATTAACAATAGACAATACAATTTAAATAACCCTAATAAAATAAATCAATTTGTAAACAAAGGTTTGAGTTTTATAGGCATGCAACCCCAGCGTAGTGTAGACGAAATGATTGAAAGTGGTGAAAAAGATGAAAGATCAATTTCAGGTATTCCTCTTGGAATAGGTGCAATGTTTGCCAGAGCTTTACCGGATAAATATTATGATCAAAGTTTAGTTGATCAAGCTTATACTCAAGCCAATATGGGTTATACAGGTCCGACTATATTTGGAAAAAACAACATACCCAATAAAGATCCTTTTGGAAGAAATATTAGAAATTTAGGATTATTTAGTGATACAGATGGTAACTATATAGATGTACAGAAAAAAAGCATTGAAAAATTAGATAATTTATTTAGTACAAGCCCTAAATATGCAGGTCTAAAGGTAGAAGAAGATGAAGATGGTAATTATGTTCTTAAGGGGACACCAAATAGTAAATATTATAAGTCATTAGAACAAGCAAACAAAATGAATAAAGTTAATTTAGCTAAATACAACTTTGACAAAATAGGTGTAGACAAAACATATAAAGAAATTGTAGATAAAAACGTCAAGGTAGGTAATGATCGTGATAATTATAATAGAAGGGTAAACAAAATAGCCACAACTAATGAAGACAATTACAAAGACGCTGCATTTGATAAACCTACACCATCAACTAGCGGTTCTTATAAATCTTCAAATACTAATTCCCCGGGTCATCCATCAAATAGAGCTAATGGTGGTAGAGTCGGATATTTTTTTGGTGGTAGAGTAAACTATAAAGTAGGTGGTAGAGTTGGTTTTAAAAACGGAGGATTAGCAAGTATATTATAATGGCAAAAATTGTACAATCACTAACTAGAGCAGCAAAAGAATATCAACAAACTAATATGCAATCATTAGTTAGAGATCTTGATGGTATTATTACAAAATTAAATTCTTCTTTTCAAGAAGAAGTAAAACAGGAGATAGAAGCTAAAAGTTTCTTTCTAGAATAATGGCAGTAGTAAACCAATACAAATTTGTAGGCAAAGACAATGACACTACAGGAAATGCATTGACCGTTTTTGCAACAGACAAACCTGGGGTCAATGAAACTATAATTATTAAATCAATACTTGTTACATCTGCTGGTACACCTAGTGTAACTGTTACAAACAAAAGTATTACAGCTATTAAATCAGTACAGCTAACGGCTAATACAACTAAAGAATTATTAACTCAACCATTGATCGTAGAAGGTGGGTCTGCTTTTACTATACAATCTAGCACAACAGATTCGTTTGATTTTGCGATTAGTTTTTTAAACATACTAAAGGAGAAAATAGATTAATGGAAGTATTACATGCAAAAGTAGAAGAGACTTACAGACACCTTGAGACTGGTGAGGTTTTTAAAGAAAAAAAAGACTGGGAAGCTAAGGGTTATAAAGCAGAAGAGATGGCACAGGACGTAAAAGTTATCATGCCGGCTCTTGATTTGTTTAGTAAAACCAAGTAGAACAGATAAAATAGGATTAAAATATGGCAATTTCAAACTCACAACAAGCTAGACAAATGTACAACCAAGGCGGTTATGCTGATATGGGGCTTATGGCTCCTAGACAAAATTATGGTTTTGGTAGCTTTGTAAAGAAAGCTGTACGTGGTGTTAAGAAAATTGTTAAGAGTCCATTAGGTAAAGCTGCAATAGCAGGTGCCATAGGTTTTGGTATACCAGGAACATCTTTTGGTGGTCTGCTTGGTAGAGGAGGAATGTTTGGTGGTAGTGGTGCTACAGGAATGTTTGGAACTAAAGGTTTAGGTAGTATTTTTGGAAACGCCGGTAAATTTTCTAAAGTTGGAGATATGTTTCGAAAAGATGGTGCAGGTTCTGCTTTAAGTTATGGTAAACTTGGTCTAGGTGCTTTAGGTTTAGCAGGTGTTGCAGCTCCTTTTATGGGCGGTGGCGGAGATGACGAAGGCGGAGATAGTGCTGTTGAACAAATAGATCCAAGATACCAAGTACAAAGAGCAAAGAATTTTTACAGTGGTCGAGGTGAGGCTGGTGTTGGTTTAGATTTTATGCCACAGAAAAAATATGTTAGTCAAAATTTTTATGCAGCTGACGGTGGTAGAGCCAATTATGCCAATGGTGGTTACTTAGATGATGAAGAAGAAGAAATAGCTTTTGCGAGATCAAATGCAGGACAAAGCAGAAGACAACCCACAGCATTTTTAGCAATGGGTGGTGGTGCAGGAGAAGCACAAGCTGAACAAATGTTAATGGCAGAATTTGTAAAATATAAAAACAAAGGTGGAGATTTATCTTTCCAACAATTTGTACAAGCAGTAATGCAACAACAAGAACAGTCTCAAGGTATGGAACAACCTACCATGATGGCAGCTGATGGTGGAATGGCAGGAACAAGTGTACCAGGATATGGAACACCTGCAGGAACTAATCAATTTGGTTATCCTAGTGGTGGCACAAGAGTTAATGCTGCTGAAGGTGGGATCATGGAAACTGAAGAAGCATCAGAGATGATTGACATGGGTGGACAAGAAAAAGATTACAGGGAAACAGGTGGTTTTGTAGAAATGGGTGGCGAAGAAAGAGCTGATGATGTACCTGCAAGACTAAGTAAAAACGAATTTGTATTCACTGCAGACGCTGTAAGAAACGCAGGCGGTGGAGATATAGATAGAGGATCTGAGGTTATGCAGAACATGATGGATAACTTAGAGCAAGGTGGACAAATTTCAGAAGGGTCACAAGGTATGGGTGGCGAAGAAGAAATGATGTCTGAAGAAATTATAGAAGAACCAAACGGCGCGCAAGCAATGTATGAACAACAACAAGCATTACAATCAAGGATGATATAATGGCAATACCAGAATTTTTAGAAGATACAGTAAAAGACTATTCCAAACAGGCGACGGCCGCATACTCTGCGCCGATTAACACAGATACTTTTACAGGTAGAAAGTTTGTTGCAGGACAAGATCCTCTAACTACACAGGCAGCAGGAATTGCAACAAAAGGTGTAGGTTCTTATCAACCATATTTACAAGCAGCACAAACTGCACAGACAGCAGGGGCCGGGGCTCTGGGAGATGCTGCAACAGCAGTAGGTGGATTAGGTGCTTTACAATCTGGAGCAGCAGCTTCAACAGGTGCACAAGCTTATCAACCTTTTATGTCTCCGTATCAATCGCAAGTTATTGATGCAACACTATCTGAATTTGATAAACAAAGATTAGCTGGTCAACAAAATATTAGAGACGCGGCAGTAAATTCTGGAAACTTTGGTGGTGGTAGAGAAGGTGCTATGATGGGTCAGTACAATGCAGATTCACTAGCAGATAGATCGGCACTACAAGCTTCAATGTTACAACAAGGATTTGGTCAAGCACAACAAGCAGCTAATCAAAACTTTGCTAACCAACAGGGGCTATTTAATATGCAAAACCAACAAAATCTTTCTAACCAAGGTTTAGCTGGTGCGTTTGGTAATCAAATGAATCAACAGTTTGGTTTATCTGACTTCGGTAGACAAGGTATGGGTCAAGATATTAATGCGTTAGGTACACTTGGTTCAGTAAACCAAGCTCAACAACAAGCTTTATTAACTGCTGATCAACAAGCAGCACAGACAGGTGCGTATGAACCTTATGGAAGATTAAATCAATATGGTAACATGCTTACAGGTTTATCTGGTGGAATGCAGGGACAACAATATGCAACAGACGAAGTTTCTGATCCTTATGCATCTGCATTAGCTGGTGCTACAGGTGTTGCAGGATTATTCGGTCAAATTTATGGCGGGAGAAAAAACCCATAATGAGAACTTTAAATAGACCAATGTTTAGATACGGCGGCCCTATCAAAGAGGGTGTTATGTCGGGGATCAGGGAACCGAAAAGAAATGGTGGGTCTATGGCTAATAACGAGGGACCAAGAAGAGCAGCTCTTGTGGGTAACCCAATTTATCCTCAAGGATCTGATGGTAGAACAAAACACGTCGTACCTGCTATACTTGGTGCAGCATCATTAGCTGGTAGATTTATTGCTCCTGCTTTCGGAAGATATGTAATGAGAAATGTACCTAAGCTTTACAAAACAGGTAAAAACGTTGGTAAACAAATTGGTAAACAGACTACAAAAGTAGAAGGATTTAATCCTAATGCAGTAGGTAGATTTTTTGCTAATGATCCTTTAGCTTCAAAAGCAGTAACTGGTGCAGGTTTTACTGGTAAAGCTCTTCAAAAAGTTGGTGGTGGTATTAAATACGGAACTACGACTCCATCTGGATTATTATTTTTAGGTGCACCTGTAACTTATATGGCAGGTAAATATTTCTTAGGTGATGGTACAGAACTTAAAGGAAAAGATTTAGAAAAAATAGAAAAAAGAGGTACATCTGGAGCACCAGGTGGCGGGGACCCGGGAATGTATTTAACTCCAGAGGGAGAACAACCTAAAGAATTAACACCAGCAGAGAGAGAAGCACTTGAAGCAGAAGCAAGAATGAAAAAGATGGACAAATACAAAGAGATTATGGACATCAAAGGTATGAATAAAGATGCAGCTTACAAATCTTTAATTGATGCAAGTAAAATTATTTCAGAAGGCGGTAACTTAAAAAAACAACTTAAAGACGGTAGCTTAATTCAAAAAGTAACTGCAGCTGCAAGTAAAAGATTTGATAAAGTTACAGACACAGAGAATGCATTAAGATCTCTTGTTGCTAAAGGTGAAATTGATAATGAAATGAATAAAGAAATTAAAGCATTAGCAAGAAGAAAAGATGAATTAGCAATAAAAACATATGAAAAACAATTAAAAGGACTTTCTACCGCAGAAATAATTCAAAAAACATTACAAAGAGCTAATGGAGAATATCCAGTAGGGGATGCACTTCGTCAAGTTATAAGTATAAACAACCCTCAACTTGATGCAAAAGTAATACCTTATGGAGATATGCCTACAGGTGCAGACGCATTAGAATATGTAACAACTGTAATAAATAAAAGAAACAACGATGAAACTACACCCGATTATCCAGAAGGAGTTTACATTATTAAAGATAGAATAATTCAAGTGATAGATGGTCAGGTTATGCCAATATCTATTAATCAATTAAAGTAGGAGGTTAAATGTCTTCTGAGTACTTAACAGCTTTTAAAAGTGCAGAAAGTAATAACAAAGTAGGTACAATAGAATCAATGCTATCCGGTGTAGCATCAGGTCTTATTGGTATACCCAAAGGTTTCTTTTCATTAGGTGCAAGCATAATGGATCTAGGTGTTGACAGTGGTAAAGCTGCGCAAGTAGAAGCATGGTTTGATAATCTTACAGAGTTTGATGAGAAAGCAGAAGCAACAGCTGCAGGAAAAATTA